AAATATAACTAATTAGGAGAAAACAATGCCTTGGAAATATGGTAGTATTACATTAAAAGAGGGTAGTTCTTGGACAGATGACAATGGAATAAAACATCCTACCAATTGGTCTATTTGGACAGAAACTTATAAAAAAAATGTTATGGGGTTAACATGGGTAGACCCACCAAAAACTTATGATAGTGAATATTATTTTGGTTGGAACTCTGACGAAAGTGCGTTATTACCTAAACCAATCGCAGATTTAAAAACAAATAAATTATCTGAAGCTAGACAAACTGTTCAAAATAATTTAAGTGAGTCTGATTGGTATGTAACTCGTAAGTACGAAAGAGATATTGCGATACCTAGTGAGATAGCTGCATATAGAACAGCTATTTTAACAAATTACACATCATTACAAAGTGCAATAAATAATGCCTCAGATATTGATGAACTTAAAGCACTTTACACATCAACTGATGGTGCATCTCAAGACGCAAAAAACATTGATGCAACTTCTTCTAGTGTTGTAAGCACTTCAAATAATACGATTACAATAAATGGACATGGGTTTGTAAATGATGAAGCTGTTATTTATGGTGTTGGGATAAATTCTGATAAAGAAGAAGCTGCAGTTATCGGAGGATTAATAAATAGGTTTACATACTTTGTTCATAGTGCGACAACAAACACATTTAAACTATCTGAATCACACAGTAATTGTGGTGATGCATCTGCTGTTAATATTAGTGCATTGTCTAGTGATGGAACTGCACAGACATTTACCTCTAACGGAAAGTTTGGAAAAGGACAAACTTCTCCAAATAAAACTGCTAGTAAATATGATGGTTCTTAATTTTATAAATAGTCTAAAAGGATATAGATATGGCCATACCCAGTTCGAGGACTACATTTAAAGAATATTGTTTACGAAATCTTGGAAAAGGTGTAATAGACATCAATGTTTCTGATGACCAAGCAGATGATAGAATAGATGAAGCATTACAATATTTTGCACAGTATCACTATGATGGTATTGAAAAAGTATATCTAAAACATCAAATCACACAAGCAGATGTTGATAGAGCTGCAAGTAATGATACAACAACTGCAACTGATGTGAGAGATGGTTCTGTTACTGCATCATTTACAGAGGGTAGAGGTTTTATTCCAATGCCACAAGCAGTTGTTTCTGTTTTACAAATATTTCCTTTTGATGATTCAGCCACAAATAATATGTTTGATATAAGATATCAACTAAGATTAAATGACTTATATGACTTTAGTTCTACTTCAGTTATTCACTATGAAATGACCATGCAACATTTAGATTATCTATCACATATACTTGTAGGTGAAAAACCTATTCGTTTTAATCAACATCAAAATCGTTTGTATATAGATATGGATTTTGAAAATGACATCAATGTCGGTGATTTTATTATAATAGAATGTTATAGAAAACTTGACCCAGAAACTTATGTAGATATCTATGACGATATCTATTTAAAAAGATATGCGACTGCACTTATTAAAAGACAATGGGGTGCAAATCTTTCAAAGTTTAATGGAGTTACAATGTTAGGTGGTGTTACCATGAATGGTGAAACTATCTATTCACAAGCACAAGAAGAAATGGAAAAACTAGAAGAACAGATACAATTATCATATGAGTTGCCACCAGAATATATGATGGGATAATGTTATGGCTGTAAACAGTATATTCCATACAAGCAATAAAAGTTCAATACTTTCAGAAAGAAATCTTTATAGAGATTTAATTAAAGAAGCAATACAGATTTACGGACATGATGTTTATTATGTCGATAGAACTATTGTTGCAAGAGATAATGTATTAGGTGAAGATGCTCTTTCAAAATTCACAAATGCAAATCCCATAGAAATGTATGTTGAGGACTCAGAGGGTTTTGGTGGTGATAAAGAAATTATTACACAGTTCGGTTTAGAAAATCGTAACGAGATTACCTTTGTAGTTTCTAAAGAAAAGTTTCAACAACTTGATAGTCAAATTACTTTGGAAGATGGAACTGATACAACTGGGGGTTCTATTCTTTTAGAAGCTGGAAGTATTGAGGTATCAAACCTTACTACACTTTCAAGATATTTTATTACTGACGAAAGTGAGGACAATATACTTTTAGAAGAGGGTGGTGGTGCTAAAGTATTATCAGAGGAAAGTGGACAAGAGTTTTATATTATACAAGATACTGCAACTACAGATGCAGACAGACCATTAGAGGGAGATATAATATATCACCCAATCTTTGAGAAAATGTTTGAGATTAATTTTGTAGACCATGATGAACCTTTTTATCAATTAGATAATAATCCAGTATATAAGTTAAGATGTAAGTCTTTTGAGTATAGTCAAGAAGCTCTTGATACTGGAATAACTACGATTGATGCAATTGAAGATGACTTGTCAACTGATACAAGTATATTCCAATTTACATTGGAACAATCTTCTGCTTATAATGAAAATATACAACTTGAATTTAACACACAGTTTAGTGCTGACTTACTATTAGAAGAAACTGATGGAGATAATATAATCGGTGAAGATGATGAAACATCTGCTGGTGATAGTATCTTATTAGAAAATGATGCTGATAGTGGAGTGAAAGAATACTTGATACAAGAGTCCTATATAGTAGGAGATGCAAGCACAGACAAGACTGCACAAAACGAATTATTTGACACACTTGATGATACTGTTCTCGATTTTTCAGAAAGTAATCCATTTGGTGATGCTGGGAGTTTATAATGTTAGGACAATCCTTTTACCATGAAACAATAAGAAATGTCATAGTTGCATTTGGAACTATGTTTAATAATATACAAATTGTTCGTAAGGACAATAACGGAACTGTAACACAGATTATGAAAATTCCACTTGCGTATGGGCCTAAACAAAAGTTTCTAACTCGTTTAGACCAAGACCCATCTGTATCAGCTGCAACTGCAATTACATTACCAAGACTAGGTTTTGAGATTGGAAGTCTTACATATGATACTGCAAGAAAGATGAATCGTGTTCAAAAGTTTAAGAAAGTAAAGTCTAATAATAAAAATAAATTAGATACACAGTTTATGCCTGTTCCTTATAATCTAGATATCACATTATTTGCAATGGCAAAAAACTCTGATGATGCATTACAAATTGTAGAACAGATACTACCATTCTTTCAACCAGACTATACACTCACAATAAACGACATGGCAGACATGGGTATAAAGAGAGATGTTCCAATCATACTCAATGATGTAAGTTATGAAGATAACTATCAAGGAGATTTTGAAAGTCGTAGGGCAATCATCTATACTCTAGGGTTTACAACTAAGTTTTATCTCTACGGGCCTGTTACATCTTCAAGTGTTATCAAGACTGTTCAAGTTGACCAGTATGCAGATTTACCAAGTGTAACACCAACCAGAGAACAAAGATATTCAGTTACACCTAATCCAGGCACCGCTGATGCAGATGATGATTTTGGATTTAATGAAACAAGTTCTTTCTTTGTAGATGCAAAGAATTTTGACCCAGTAAGTGGAAGTGATAAATTAAAAGAGGGAAATAGATAATGTCTTTTAGTAAAGAAATATTAGCTGGTTCTTCTGGTCAATCAACTGGTGTTTATAATGGGGTAGTAGAAACTTCTGCAATGTTTAATGATGGAGATAGTGACCATTTAGAGTTTACTCCAGCTTCTGCAGGCAATCAAAAAATATGCACTATATCTGCTTGGGTAAAAAGAAGTTCTTTTGGAAATGCTAGTGCATTTGAAAATGTTGTCTTTCATGCTGGAACAGCAAGTGGACATAGAGGGCATTTAAGATTTTATGAAGATCATGTTATGTGGAATTATTATAATGGTTCTTCTTGGATTCTCTACTTAATCACTTCTGGTGAGTTTAATGATACCTCTCAATGGTATCATTTATGTGCAAATGTAGATACAGTAGCAGGAACAGCTAAATTATTTGTAAATGGTGTAGAACCTGCTTTGTCAAATAATACTATTCCATCTAGTAGTCAAGATTTATCTTTTGCTGATGATGTGACACACCAAATTGGTCAAAGAGGATATGGGCCTGATGGAACTTACTTTGATGGTTATATTGCAGATGTTCATTTTATAGATGGAACTGATTTAGATTTTACTTCCTTTGCAGAATTTAAAAATGGTGTTTTGATTCCTAAATTATATACTGGCTCATACGGAACTAATGGTTTTCACCTTGAATTTAAAAATACTGGAACTGGAACTGCATCATCATCAACAGTAGGTGCTGACACAAGTGGTAATAATAATCATTTTACTTCAACTGGACATCCAACTGGAGCACAACCAGATTGTCCAGAAAATAATACTGCGACATGGAATATTCTTGTAAGAAGAAGAAATGGAAACATAGCGACTTTTTCTGAGGGCAATACAAAAGTTGCTGGGAAGTCAAGTCAAGTTGCTCACACCTCAACGACAATTGCATCTAAAAAGAAACATTATGCAGAATTTTATATAAACAACTCAAGTTATGCTGTAACTGCTTGTGGCGTAGTTAGAACATTGTGGGATGGTGGATTAGGAAATAGTTATGCTAGTAATTATGGTGGTTCATATTATTCTACAGATGGAACAAGAGCTTATAATGCAACATCTGATTCACAAACTGCACCTAGTAGTGATAGAGTAGGTATAGAAGTGGATTTTGCAAATGATGAAGTTGAATATTTTACAGTCGCAAGTAATGGAACAAGAACATCAAGAGGTGGTAAACTTACAAGTAGTGATGGAATAGCATTTGGTGGAGAGGGTGTATTTACCGCTACAACACATGATGTATCATCCAGTTATGTGGAGGCTTACTTTAGTGAGTCTACTTGGCACGGAACACCAAATAGTGGTTATGAAGAATTAACAACAGCAAAAGCTTATGATGATGATGATTTAGCTCTTGGTGCTCATGCAGCTGAACAACCAACTGATAATTTTAATACAGTTCTTTATACTGGTGATGGTGGCACAAATGCTATAACTGGTGTAAATTTTCAGCCTGATTGGGTGTGGATAAAAAGCAGAGCAGCTACTAGAAGTCATATGTTATACGATTCAAATCGTGGTGTGCAAAAAGCAGTTAGGGCTGACCTAGATAATGCTGAAATTTCTGGTTCTACTACATTAACAGCTTTTGGTACAGATGGATTTACGTTAGGTGCAGATAGTGATGTTAATACAAGCACGGAATCATTTGTATCTTGGAACTGGAAAGCAAATGGTGGCACAACCTCAAGCAATTCAGATGGTTCTATAACAAGTACAGTTCAAGCAAACACTAAAGCAGGATTTAGTATTGTTACTTATACTGGTACTGGTGCATCTAATGCTACAATAGGTCATGGATTAGGTGCTGTGCCTAAGTGGATAATAGTTAAAAGTAGAAGTGAAGCATATAACTGGAAAATATATCATGCAGGCAATACGGATGCACCAGAAACAGACTACCTAGTTTTAGATACTAATGATGCTACAGTAGATCTTAATACACATTGGAATGATACTGCACCTACCTCAAGTGTTTTTAGTATAGGTAGCTCCAATGCTTTAATAAAAAACACTAATACTCATGTAGCTTATTGTTTTGCAGAGGTTGAGGGTTATTCAAGGTTTGGGGAATATAAAGGGTCTGGAAATGGCACATATGGATGTTTTGTTTATACTGGATTTAGGCCTGCTTGGTTAATGATTAAAAGAACAGATTCTGCTAATAATTGGCATATGAATGATAATAAAAGAGACCCAAATAATCCAGTTGAAGAGTATTTGTATGCTGATACTAATGCTGCAGAAGATGATTTAGCTGGAGCTGGCGCTGGAGTAGATTTTTTAGCTAATGGATTTTTTGTAAGAGACACAACTGCTGGTATAATTAATGCTACTAATGGTGATTAC